CTACGATAATTCTAAACAAGCTGAGAATGAGTATTTTAAAGACCAACGTACTCCTAAAGAAAGTCAAGGCGATTTAGATTTATCTGGTAAGCGTGAAGCTATTCAAAAACTAAGGGAGTTTGCGGCTGGTAAAAGGTCTGGTGCTTCTTTAGGTGTTAGTGGTGGAGATGGTTTGTTAAGAAATGAAATAAGCGTTAAAAATCCAGTTTATAGAAAAGGTGGAATTATGGAACATAAGCACAATGTAGAACACGTTAAGCATCACTACGGCAAAGGCCATGATCATATGCATGAGCAAGAAAAAGTGTCTAAGCACTACGGACATGAAGCGCACAAAATGCACCATGACCACGTAAAGGCTATGTGTGGCGGTGGTATGAGCCACGGTAAAAAGGCTAAGTGATGCGAGCTTCACGTGGAATGGGGGCAATATCCCCATCCAAGATGCCTAAAGCAAAGACTGTTGTTCGGAAAGACAATCCGGATGATGTGACTATGTACAAAAAAGGCGGAGAAGTCTGGGATAAACCACGCCCAAAAGGATTGGGTAAACCAAAAAAACTATCGGAAGCTAAAAAGTCTAAGGCAAAAGCTATGGCTAAAGCAGCTGGTAGACCTTATCCTAATCTAGTAGATAACATGAGAGCTGCGAGGAAAAAATAATGGCTAAAAAATGGATTCAAAAAGCAATTAAAAAACCTGGCGCATTACGTAAAGAATTAGGTGCTAAACTTGGTAAACCTATTCCGGCAGCCAAATTAGCTGCAGCTGCAAAGAAGCCCGGCAAGGTGGGCAAGCGGGCTAGGCTGGCGGAAACCCTAAAGGGAATGAAAAAGTGAACTGGGCTATCCACGCATACTTACTCAAAGGCGTTTGTCTAGGGTTTGAAATAGTGGATGGAAAAGACATTAATACGTTTTTTATAATTGATTTACTTATCATTAGGATTGGAATAGAAATTGAAAAAGCACATACAAAAAGCACTAAAGTGGGCACTAAGCAAGTTTAAACCAGACCCAGCTGAAGTAGCAGCGTGGCCATTCCCTGTGCCAAAACCAGTAAGTGAAGATTTTGACCCACGGCCTAAGAAAAAGATGACCGTTCCCAAAGCAACTACACGCAGACCAGTTGCCAAAAAAGCAACTAAAGTTGCTAAAAAGGCTAAATAATGGCTACTACTGGTACCACAGTATTTAATCTTGACATGGGCGACCTCATTGAGGAAGCCTTTGAACGCTGTGGTTCGCAGTCTCGTACCGGTTATGATTTTAGAACCGCTGCACGCAGCGTTAATATGCTTACAATCGAGTGGGCTAATCGTGGCATTAACTTATGGACTATTGAACAAGGTCAGATTCCAATTAACATTAATGCCGGCCAAATTAGTTATCCAATTCCTGTAGATACAATTGATTTATACGACCACGTAATTCGTCAAGGTAGCGGGCAAAGCCAAGTAGATATTAATATCACCCGTATTTCTGGTGATGATTACGTTACTATTCCTACTAAAAATGCCTATGGGCGCCCCATTCAAGTATGGATTGACCGTCAGTCTGGTAATGTTGATAGCACCCCCGTCACCACAGTTGCAAGCGGATACCCTATAGCGGCTACCGATACAACAATTAATGTAACATCCACGGGCAATATGCGCAGTCAAGGTTATATTAATATTGATGGCGAAACCATTTTGTACCAAAATATAGGCACTGCAGCTAATGGGCAAGCCAACCAACTTTTAAATTGTTACCGTGGAATGAACGGCACCACAGCCGCATCCCATTCAGCAGGTTCTTTAATTTATAACAATTATTTACCCAACATTAATATTTGGCCGACGGGTAATCCAGGAACTCAATACACGTTTATTTATTACCGTATGCGTCGTATACAGGATGCTGGCACGGGTGTTAATACCGAGGATATACCATTTCGCTTTATACCCGCTATGGCTGCTGGATTGGCATTTTATCTTGCGCAAAAGCTACCTAATATTGATATGCAAAGAGTACCATTTTTAAAAGCTGAGTATGAACAGCAGTTCCAATTTGCTATGGATGAAGATAGGGAAAAAGCGGCTTTACGTGTAGTACCTCGTAATATGTTTTACTACAGATAACCATGCCAAATAAATTCTCAGCCGGTAAATATTCTATTGCCGAATGTGATCGGTGTGGACAAAGATATAAACTAAAAGAATTAAGGATACAAACCTTAAAAACTAAACCTTATAGGGTTAAAGTTTGCCATACTTGTTGGGATCCGGATCATCCTCAATTGCAGTTAGGTATGTATCCAGTAAGTGATCCACAAGCAGTACGTGAACCGAGGCCAGACGTAAGTTACTATTCTTCGGGAAATACGGGGTTATACATTAATCCAAATTCTAGTGACAACGTTAATAATGCAGGGTATCCTAGTGATGGTAGTAGGCAAACGCAGTGGGCTTGGAATCCGGTAGGTGGAGCAAGGGGTTTTGCGGATGCATTTACTCCCAATGATTTGAATTTAACCATTACAATAGGCACAGTAACCGTAGTCACAACATAAGGAGTAGTAACATGGCAATGCAAAGACAAAAGGGGATTAAGACTGGTGAACCTTTTGAACCTAAAAATGTAGAAGATAACATGAAAAAAGGCGGTAAAGTTATGAAAAAAGAAAAAATGGAAAGCATGAAAGAAGATATCAAGCAAGATAAAGCTATCGTTAAGAAAGCATTTAAAATGCATGATGCTCAAGAGCATAAGGGTGGTAAAGGTACTAACCTAGACAAGCTTAAAAAAGGCGGTAAAGCCGTTAAGAAAATGGCTAAAGGTGGTGTAACTAGCGCTCAAGAAAAAGCTATGGGTCGTAATATGGCTCGTGCTATGAACCAAAAGTCCAGCTCAAGAGGTCGTTAATATGGCTAAGAACATTAAACCAGCTAGCGAATATGCTAAGCCACACAAGATGTCAGGAAAAGAAATTGGTACTTCTGACGTAGAGTTAGGTATTTGCTATGCAACTGATCCTAATACTTTAAAAGCAGACGAAGTAACGCCGGGTGGTATGCCTGCTATGCGTGTTTCTATTGGTAATAATACTCGTGGTCCTAAGACCGATGGTATTGAAGTTCGTGGTTCTGGCGCCGCAACTAAAGGTCGTATGGCTAGAGGCCCAATGGCATAATGAATTACATTACGTTATATAACTCGATTCAAGCTTACGCTGAGAACACTGAACAGCTGTTCGTAGCAAATATTCCCGTTTTTGTGGAAGAGGCTGAACTTCGTATATATAACTCAGTAAACGTACCATCGCTGCGTAAAAATGTAACCGGTACAATGACTGCTGGAAACCAATATGTAGCGCTTCCAATGGACTGGCTGGCAAATTATTCAGTAGCGGTTATAGACCCAACTACGGGGATGTATAACTATCTGATTAACAAAGACGTTAACTTTATGCGTCAAGCCTACCCTTATGCAACCAATAATGGTACAACCTATCAAGGAACTCCGGGCGGTACGCCTAAGTATTACGCCTTATTTGGCTCGCAGTATTCCGATGTAAATGAAATGACTTTAATGGTAGCCCCTGCACCAGACCAAGCTTACCCAATAGAAATGCACTATTACTACTACCCACCTACTATTGTGCAGGGTCAGATTAATGGTACTAATATCAGTAATGCAGGTACGCTATATACCAACGGTGTATACCAAAATGTTTCATTAACAGGAGGCTCAGGAGCAAATGCTACAGCTAATATCGTCATTAGTGGTGGAATTGTCACTAGTTGTAATATTACTTTTGGTGGTAATTTCTATGTTGTAGGGGATGTGCTTTCCTGCTCATCTTTAGGTTCTACTGGTTCTGGTTTTCAATTAACTGTATCTAGCGTATCTAATGCTACAGGAACTAGCTGGCTAGGCGATAATTTTGACCCCGTTTTATTCTACGGCGCTATGCGGGAAGCTATGTTGTTTATGAAGCAAGAAGCTGATTTAGTAACTAATTATGAGCAAAAATACCAAGAAGCTTTGATGGAATTTAGACGCTTCTGTGACGGTCTTGATCGTGGTGATAGTTATCGTGACGGTCAAACCAAGCTTAATATTAATCTTAAAGGTAATGTGGCATCATGATTACCCAAACTTCTTGCACAATTTTTCAGCAGAATTTGCTTAACGGTAATGAGAACTTTACTACCGGAACCTATAAGATTGCCCTTTACAATGCGTTGGCTAATCTAGGTCAGCAAACTACAGCCTATACTTCAGTTAATGAAGTAGTTGGTACAGGCTATACGGCTGGCGGTCAGGTTTTAACTATCTCTACTCCACCTACCCAAAATAACCAATATAACGTGACTTATGTGTCTTTTCAAGACGCTGTTTGGAATCCAGCATCCTTTACCGCTAGGGGGGCGTTAGTATACAATGCAACTACAGGCGCAGCATGTTTTGTACTAAATTTTGGGTCAGACAAGACTTGTACAACTAGCTTTACCGTGCAATTTCCAACGGCGAGTTATTCGTCCGCAATTTTAACCATTGGTACTACCACAAGTAGTATTAACTATAGTAGTTCAGACTAGGAGTAATTATGCATAAAGAATTTACAGGATCTGGCGACCACGCAGAAATTACTCTGCAGGCTAACGCTATTAAAGACGAGACATTTGGTATTGAGGGCCACTACCATGTAGAGTGCCGTGATGCAGATGGTAATGTAAAGTGGACTGAAGACTTTCCTAACCAAGTGGTTCAAGTTGGCAAGATTTTTATGTTGTCACAGACTTTATTGTCTTCACCAGTTGCTTTAGTTGGCCCATATCTTGGATTGGTAGTTGGTACTGGAAACACATTCTCGCCAACTGATACCATGACTTCCCATGCTGGATGGACTGAGTTTACTGCTTATACCGTATCCTCTTCCGCTGTTCGTGGCACTGCCGTATTTAGCACGCCTACTGGTAACAACAATACTACCCCCGGTTCTAACGTTGTAACTGCAGCTGCTTCCGCTATTACTTACACAATTACTGGTTCAGGCGGTGTAGTTGGTGGATGCTTCTTAGTTACCGGTACTGGCGCTACATCTACTTTTGGTAATACTGGTGGTACTTTATACAGCGCTGGCGCATTTGGTACAGCTAAGACCACAACAGCTGGCGATACTGTAAGCGTTACATATTCCACAACTGCGACTAGCTAAGGAGTCCTAAATGGCTCTAGTGCTGTATGACCGAGTCCAACAGACTGGTTCTGCTAACACAACCGTAAGTTTTACACTAAGCGGAAGCGTTGCAGGGTATCAGTCTTTCGCCGTTGTCGGTAACGGAAACACCACTTATTATGGTGCTGTAGATAGTTCTGGTAACTGGGAAGCAGGTATAGGTACTTATGCTACTGGTGGTACATTAACCCGCACAACGATTCTAGCATCATCAAACTCAGGATCTGCGGTTAGCACGTTTAGCGGATCAGTTAACGTATTTGTTACATATCCAGCAGAAAAGTCGGTTAATCGAGATGCTAACGGCAACGTTAATATTTCTTACACGCCAAACGTAGCCACCAATATTGGGGCTTTAAACGTAGGCGATGGAACGTATAGCGTATCAGCAACCGGTCAAATTGCTTCTTTTGCTAGTGCCGATGCAACCTATGCAAACGTCATATTACAAAATACAAACAATACAAGTTCTTCAGCATATTCATCTTATGTAACGGCGGCTAACAATTACCCAAATCAGTACATGGAAATTGGTAGTAATAGCACAAACTATAATGCTACAGCCGCTGGATTTGTACTGAACTCATTAAATTCTGCTGGCGCAAACTTTGTCGAATCTTATGGATCTGATTTAGTTTTAGCTACTTGGACGAGTAATAATATTCACTTTTTACAAAACGCTACATCCGCAACAACAGATTCAATGACGTTGTACGCTGATGGCGGTGCTTCTTTAGGTGGTCTTGGAGACCCCGGTATTGGAAATATTGCAATTAATAATGCTATTGTTGGATTAACGACTACCACAGCTAGCGCTGGAACTTTAGTCTTAACTTCGGCCTCTACTCAAGTACAACTTATTACTGGCACTACAACACAAACTATTCAATTACCGCAAGCTACTACTTTATTAAAAGGCACATTCTATACAGTAGCAAATAACTCTACTGGTAACGTTACAGTTAAAGATAACTCAGGAACAACTTTAGAAACTTTGACTACTGGCGGAGCTGCACAGTTTTTATGCGTAGCTAATGGTACTTCTGCCGGTACGTGGGGTGTACGTGTATTTGCTGCATCTAACGTAACTTGGGGTACAGCAACGCTTAATTATGGCGGCACTATTACTAGTGCTACTTGGAATGGCGGAACAATCGGTACAGGGTATGGTGGCACAGGACTTACAGGATTTAGTTCATCTAACTATGCTATTTACTCTACTTCACCTTCAGCATTAACTGCTGGTACTTTGCCGGTTTTAGCTGGTGGTACAGGAACAACAACTTCTACAGGTTCTGGCTCTGCCGTATTAAATACTTCGCCAACTTTAGTTACTCCAACTTTAGGTGTAGCAAGTGCTACATCTTTGGCTTTAGGCAGTGCTTTAACGGTGGCAAACGGTGGTACTGGAATAACAACAACGCCATCTAATGGACAGATTCCAATAGGAAACGGTACAAACTAT